TGTTCGCAGGGTCTTCTCATTGCAGTTCCAAGACAGAGCCAACTTCTCGAGACTGGCCCACACTTCCTGCTCGCATGTCCACTGGTGTTGCAGATATTCTAAGCCTAGCCGTGATTCTACCATGCCCAGGCGCAACACGCCTGTATAACGAGAAAAACGCCAGGGGACTGGAGCCCACCCGCCGTCTATGTTTAAGTAACCTATTCCTAATGCTATGCTTGGGTCTAGTAGTCTGTCGCCGCCGAACCGTTCAACAACTTTGCGGTCTTCATGTTCTGTTGCCATTCCACTCGCACCTCCATGTAGGTGCGGTTAGCTGGAGGGTATATACATGGTACACCCTCCAGCGTATGCAACAAGCAGCTAACTTGTCACGTCACCGCCAATTCATTTCACCGTTCTATTATACCACAGGTTCCTCCGTAGTGCCAACTTCTTCCTCGTCCGGCCAAGCTATCCACAGTCGGTTCGGCTCCCCGTAATTCTCAGCGTCTCTGTCGTCACTGGTGGGTACAATCTCCGCCGACCTGCAAGCTCTCGACTTGGCCCCAGTCATCGAACGCAATACCGGTGATAGTCTTGCCAACTAACTCCGCTCGGATATCGCTCTCGTATTGTTCCAGTCTCTTCGCTCGCTCGGCCCGCTTCGCATCCTCTTCGACTATGATACTGTCCAGGTATTCTGTCGCTGCTTTCCTATCCATCGTCTCCCCCTTCTTGACTATAGAATATCTCCGGCGCACTCACCTCATCACGCAACAACTCGCACAGCTGCTGCACCTTCACCTCGACAAGCGGCGTCCCTCGGCGCAAGGCTCGGCGGCAGTCGCCGTCCCACATCTGCACTGTTCCCCGGCCACGCTCTACCCGAAAGAGACGCACGCCGCCAGCACAGACGAAGCCGTGCTTCATAAGCGGCACGAATAGGTGGCCTATGGAGCGATCCATTCAGTCAGCCTCGCCCAGATGCAAATTCTCAACTAACCGCTGCACGTAAGGAACCGGCAGCTTATCCTGTACCCACAAATATATCAGAGCGTCTTTAATTTCATGCATCTCTGCGGCCGTCAATTGCATGCCCAGCTCGCTTGCCAGTTCCTCATTTTCCCAATGAATCGCCCTGACGAACTTGTCAGTCTCGTTCATCGCATCCCGTCGCTGTCTATCGTCGGTCATGGCTGCTCCTCTCTGTCCACTGGCTCGAATTGGATGCCGTGGTCGCCTGGGTAGGGTTCGGTGTGGTCGTTCTCGCCAACCAGGATGTCCTCCGGGATACCTCCGGGAAAGGCTTTGCACTTGTCATTATCACGCAAATGCTGGCATGAATTACAAGCTATATACTTAGCATTTATCTTGCCATCAGATGCAATTACCAAGTCCCATACAAATTTACCCGTCATGGAATAATCTCCGCCAATATCTTGGTGAGCTTTTTGCCAGCTCTTGTTTCTTCTGTAACATCAGTAATCAATAACCTGATGTTCCTCCGGATGAGAAATTCTTCCTCCAATGGTTTGGTAGACAACATTCTTACAGCGGCCCCCTCTGTGCCTGCTGGTACTGATATTTCGTAGAGCACCGGTGATGCACCTGTACTAATTTCCTCTGCAAAATCCGATATAGCTATATCTGCATCTAGGGATGTAGATAGAAAACCCTTGTCTTGAATAATAGAACCCTTGAGTTTCTTGGTATCAGCTACAGAGTTTGTTAACGCCTTGCTACAACGATATGATGTTATATCCTCAGGTGTGCTGGCTTTGGCCAGTGCCGACTCCAGGGCATCAATTTTCCTCCGATAGAGATTAAGCGCATTAGCATCATCATAACGCAATGCTGCGTTTACGGTTGAATGCAAAGACCCTGTATAGTCAATTACGGCTTGTCTCTCGGATCGCCCCAGGTCATATTCCCAATCCTGATAATGCTCCTCAGCCCATCTTTCTGGATTCCGCACTCTCGCAAATTCCTTGCTCGCCTCTGGCGGCTCGACCACCATCGGCTCCGTCGGCACACTAGGCACTATCGACCCGGACGGGCCACCAGGACGCCACAGATTCGCACAGTCCTCCGGCGGGACTTTCGGCGTGGTGATGTTGAAATAATGTGGGCAAAAATTATGATACGGACCGGGATTTGCCAGCGCCACACTCACCGGCACTTCGCCGCGATTGATCCACCCAACACAAACCGGGCACACACCTGTCCTCGGATACAACACGGCTGTCCCCTCCGATATGCCATTGTTGCGGTAGAAGTCAGCCTGCGCCTTACCCCGAGCTGAGTTATTAGTCCACTGGTTGATTTCCTTGTCCTTCCATGTGGATCGCTTAGCATCCCAAGCATTGATACGCTTGGCGTAGACATGGCGGTTGGCGGTGGGTACGTCCTTGCGGATCTTGTTGATCTGGTTCGCCAAGTCCTTGTTGTAGGTGTTGGTGATACTTCTGGCGTCGTCGGCACTCTGTTGGTTGAGTGCTACCCATTCCGGGCCGATGCGTAGCGGAGCGCGGTATCCTTCGCAGCCAACTTGCTGACCCTGCACAGTCATCTCGCGTTCGTAGGCTCTGGCCCGTTGCGCGGTGAGTTCTGCCTGGAGCGTCTGCTCTGCGGTCTCGTCACGCATGTTCAATCCGTGCGCGAACTTCATTACCGGGCTGCCGTGGGCGACTAGCTGCCCCCAGGGTGTCAACTGTTCCTTAAAGGCGACTTCGACGGTGATGGTCTGTCGGGCTTCCCATTCCGCATCAGCGTCCAACACAGCTTGCCACTCTTCGTCGGACACAGCAAGTAGACGTTCGATACCACGCTTACGCCAACGGGCCTGCAACGCTGTCAAGTCGCGCAATGTCTCGCGGTCTAACAACTCTCGCTGTCTCTGGGCCTCTAGGGCCTGCTTCGTTCTACGCGGCACGGTCATGGCTACTCCAAGTTAATACCTAAAATGTGCTCGAAAGTCTTCCGTTGTTTCAGGGCGTCACTCATCATCGCATCCCGGCCCGCACTCGTGATACTAAACTCATTCATTGCCGCAAGGACACCTTCCCACCAATCCTGGAATATCTTTGTTATCCGATCTTTGTCAGTCGCGTCTACGCTCATGGCAGCTTCTCCCCGCAGAAAGGACAATGACTAATATCTTCTAGTAGACACTCACCACGCCTGCCACGCCACAACTCTGCGATCTCTGTCAGTGTCATCTCCGACCTGTCGTCCCATTCGACGGTGACATCTGTGCCAACAGAAATATGCTGCTCTGTATCCGTTGAGCTCCAGATGAAATATCGAGAATCTCTTTCCCTCGCAGCGACCAACCCCTCAATCTTCATCGTTGCCCCTTCTGTGTTTCCTGGCGGTGCTCATTCTACGCGATATGGGCACTATTGTTCATTCCGAACCGGTGCAATTCATCGAGCGAGTATCCGCAGACCGTTACCCGATCATCATCGACAAGAATTCCCGCAGCTCCGCGATCCGCGCCTTTCATATCTACCCACCAGTCCTCAATGTCCCAACCACCCCGATAGTTCTTCTTGATAGTACCCATGTTCAGAATCCTGCCCTGGCCAGGAAGTCGAGGAACAACCCCTGTCATCTTCGGTATCATTCCCAATTTTACCAGCGGAGCCAGTACTGCTGCACCCGCTGCGCCTAGACACGCTTTGATAAATCCGCGCCTGTTCATTATCGCCCCCTTCTATGTCTTATTCCTGATTCTTGTTATAATCCCCAGAACAGTTCGCTTTATTGGTTCTAGAAACCATTCCCGTGCTGATTGTTCTGTTTCAATACGTCCGCGACTATCCTTGAGCCAGATGGAAATAGACCCTAGCCCAAAGCTCACACTCTCTACCTCGTGAGGCCGAAAGACAGTCAGTGCATCTCCGGCATTTTCCGGAAGCGATATATACATGCTGTAAAACGGCGGACATACTCCATAGTCACGTCTTTCTAATATGCCACTAAACGAGGATGAATAACGAGATATACGAACTCTGTGCCCCGCGAGAGAATCAAGATTGCTGTAATCGAACAGACCCGTGAGCCGCTTATCGGTTTTGCCAGGCGGCTGCCATCCGATATGCACATCGCTGATACCTGCAGTCGATGGAATCGGTATAAGTCCAATCATTGCGATTTCTGCCAAATCAAGATGTCTCATGCCGCACCGCCATAATCATCCCTCGTGCTCTTACTCCTGATTCATGTCCCATGTGCGACCACAAGTCTGACACACCAGCAGGTTCGGCGGGTGTCCTGGATACCGCAAGGATATTGGCCCGTGACAGTCCTCGAAGGGACATACAATCTCAACTGCTTCCCCGACGACGTGCGCCTCTCGCAACTCACCTTCTACCATTTCCATGCGGCTGTCCCATCCTTTCATCAACTCGACTAAGGCCGACGCCGTCTGTAACTCCTTCTCCGCCGGTGGCAATACCGATGTCTCAGGTGTCGGCTCTTCCTCGGGTATGATCTCCATTACGTCCGAGATGCCCAGAGCCTGCAACGCAGCCTGCCACACCGCAGCCAAGATGTCGTGAGCAGTGTCCATGCCGATGACGCCTAACTGCACGTACGGTAACAGTCCGTCCCGCAGCAGTGCCGACATGGATGCGCTGATGTCCTTCAGGTCTAGCTCTGTTAGCCGGTCGGTGCTGACATCAGCGTTCATGGTGCTGAAGATCTGCGTCCGGCCTTCGTAGCCGTAGGTCTGTGCAGCCCACAACACGACCTTGACCATCTTCCGCCACTGCGCGCCCCAGAAGTTCTGGTAGCGTGACCATTGGCGAAGCATAGGAGTTTCCATGGCGGTTGCGGAGGCGAGCCTATAGGCGTCCCCACTTCCAAAATAGTGACTATACGCTCCCGCGCCCAGACTTGCCATCTGCATTAGTGACTCCCCGTCTGCCTTGGCGTCACTGGCACCGGTCTGTTGACTGAGCCGCTGCAAGTCCAGAGCTTGGTTCTCTACCCAGGTGGAGCCTGCTGCGGAGGCGGGGTTGTTCTCAATGCTGCCTCCGGTGAGTGCTGACTCCAGGTTGGACTTGATGCTGTCTATTGCTCGTGAGCCAGCGGTGGCCTTGACCTTGTTGACGTGCATGGCGATGGCTGCGGTCACCGACGCCCGGTTCTCTCGAAAGCGCGTATGTTCCTTAGCCCACGCGGCTCCGGCCGAATACATTGGCCAGCCCCGCAGCCGTCCCGGGCCAGCGAAGGTCTTGCGGTTGTGAGCGACGTGAATGGCACACACCATCGTCTGCTCGTTCTGTTCTTGAGCCAGCACTGCGTCAGGCGGCAGGTTGGCTCGCTGTAGGAGATCTTCGTCTTGTACAGCCAGCCAGTCGGGGTAGTACATGGTAGCCGAGTTACCATTACCGTGAACCCAGTCACGCCGATAATATAACGGTGTGGCGTCGTCGTCCGGGTCGGTGATGATCTCTAACATCTCGTCGGTGGGTACTGTCCTCACCACAGGTGGCTTGATGCCGAGCTTGTCGATGTAGAATATCCACCAGAACTCCCCGTTGACCAGGACGTTCTCCGACTGAATGTGCAACCCGTCCGCCCCCAAGACAGGCGCGTTCTGTTCGTGATCCCAGAACGTCTGCCAGACGGGTTGAGCGATCTCGTCCTCCGGGATGATCTGAATGTCCTCTCCGAAGCCGTAGTTGGTCCACAGCCACACAGCGAACTGCGACACCACGTCCGTGCGCCACAAGGCCCGGCACTCGTTGACGTAGTACTGCCGCATGGTCTCCGTGTCCTGTTGGAAGCCGATTAGCCCCGTGTAGTCCCGACTGAGACGGGTGACCAGGTCAATGAGTAATGACGAGTCCGCCTCCTCCAACCGCTTCAGCAATACGTCGGGGGTCATAGTATACTTCCCGGCCAAGTATGCTTCCTCCAACGCGACGACGCCCCGCTGAAGGTTGTCCATCTCGCGGCCCATGAACAGCCGCCCTACTCGCTCCTTGATTCCCGGCATTGTCTGCCTCCCAGCCCCCGATTATGTTATTAGTCAGTCCTCCAGCTTCATGCCGCAGCCAGGGCAAAACCAGATGTGTTCAATAAATTTAGAATCGCTTAGTGATAAGCCCCATCCGAAACGGGAGCTGTGAAAAAGCTGTATTTTGCTTTCTTTTATTTCCTTGCACTGATGCGTATTCGGAGGCTCATCCCGTTCCATCACAATCTTTGTACCGACCGGAGTGCTGCAACCGGTAGGCATGCAAAATTCAATGTCAAAATCCGACCCACTCACATGCGTTATTTGTCCAATCTCAATTTTCATGTCAACCCCCTTTTTTTTGCTCTACGATTACCCCGCCCCCACATTGCAATTCAGAATCCCTTGCCCCGAATACAAGTTTCTCCATTACGTCACGTATTGACATCTCAACCCCCTATTGAAACGGCACGAACTTGTTAGGCATATAGACGACTTCTTCCCGTTCACGGGGCTCGCTTATCCAGGAAATTAAATATCTGAGACTGTCAGTGATATCAAAACTGTGTTTCTCCCGGATCTTGTCCGTCAATTCTCCCGTCCTCTTGTCCTTCTCTCGTTGGTAGCTACCGACCTCGCTCAGCAGTCCCTCGCAGTTGTCGTGAATGACCATGTCACCGGACTTGAACATGGAGTACACCCGCCCGATGCCCACCCACAAGTCGGAGAACGGTGGCGAGTCCCCGTCAATGCCGGCCGCCTTCCAGTCCAGACGAGGCTGTCGCTCTGCCGGTTGCCCCACTACCCAACGCACAATGCGCTCGTTGGTTAGCTTGAGAATGGCGTCGGCGTGCCCCTGAGTCGTTTTCCCAAAAGGTTCCCTGTATTCTCGGTAGATGTGAAACTTGCCGTCAACCGGACTGAGTGCGCCCCACACTGCCGCGACGTGCGCCCCCACCGGGTCGATGCCTACCGCGCCCACCCAATTGTACGGGATGTCGAAGTGCGGCACCACGTTGATACCTCGGTCAAAACAGTCGAAGATCATTGTCCTGAGCTTTGTCGCCTGCCCCCGCCAGAACATGGCGAACTCGTCCGGAGGCATGGTGGCCCGCGCTTCCTCGAACTCAGCCACCGGATACGACGGATTAGCGATGGAATCGAACTGAATCAGAGCGATGTCGTCATTCTCCCGCAGCGTCATCTCAGCGCCGCGTTCGTCGGTGATGCGGTAGGTGGGCTC